ATCGTGGCAACACGCCAGCGCTTCAACATTTTTGCTGGAAATTACTGATGAAATCGCCGATCCTTGGCTCCAGCTACGTTGCCCGCAGCACGAACGCTGCTGACAACAAGATGATCAATCTGTTCCCCGAGGTTGTGCCCGAGGGTGGCAAGGAACCGGCGTTTCTGAACCGTGCGCCCGGTCTGCGTCTGGTGACCACCGTGGGCACTGGCCCCGTGCGAGGGATGCTGGAGTACGGTCAATGGCTGTACGTTGTATCCGGCAACGAGCTGTACAAAGTGGACCAGAACTACGCCGCCACGCTCATCGGCGTTGTTGGCAACACCGGCCCCGTGTCAATGGCGATGAACGGCACCCAGTTGTTCATCGCAGCCAACGGACCAAGCTACGTCTACAACGCAGTTGACAACACCTATGTCGAGAACTCGGCGTTCCCACGGGCGCAGACGGTCACGTTCATCGACGGGTACTTCATCTTCAACGAACCCAACACACAGAAGTTCTGGGTCACCGAATCTTATGACGGCACGGTGCTGGATGGCGCCAGCGTTGCCAATGCTGAAGGCTCCCCTGACGGGCTGGTGTCGCTGATTGCTGACCACAACGAGCTGTGGCTGTTTGGCGGCAACTCGGTCGAGGTTTGGTATGACGCAGGTCTGCCGCCACCGGGCGTGCCCTTCCAGCGCATCCAAGGCGCGTTCAACGAGATCGGCTGCGCTGCCACGTACTCGGTAGCCAAGCTGGACAATTCGCTGTTCTGGCTGGGCGCTGACGCCCGAGGCAAGGGCATCGTCTACCGCGCCAACGGCTACACCGGCCAACGGGTGTCCACGCACGCTGTTGAGTACGCTATCGCACAGTACGATGTCATCTCGGACGCGATTGCTTACACGTACCAGCAAGAGGGCCACGCCTTCTACGTGCTGACGTTCCCATCGGCCAACGCCACATGGGTATATGACGCATCAACACAAGCGTGGCATGAGCGCGGTAGCTGGGCCAACGACCAGTTCATTCGCCATCGCTCCAACTGCCGCGCCGTGTTCAACGGCGAAGTACTGGTCGGTGACTTCCAGAACGCCAACATCTACGCATTCGATCTGGATGTCTACTCGGACAACGGCGGCATCCAAAAGTGGATTCGCTCGTGGCGGGCGCTGCCCACCGGCCAGAACAACCTAAAGCGCACAGCGCAGCACTCTATGCAGCTTGACTGCGAGGTGGGCTTCACGCTGCCGCCTGTCAGCCAGCCGGTGTTTCTGGTGACTCAGGATGAGGACGACATCATCACCGAGTCTTACGACTTCCTGATTGACGAAACAGGTGTGACGATCAACCCCCAGCCCGTGGTGCTGCTGCGCTGGTCTGACGATGGTGGGCACACTTGGAGCAATTACCACGGCAAGGACATGGGCACAACGGGTCAGACTGGCAAACGGGTGATCTGGCGCAGGCTGGGTATGACCATGAAGCTGCGCGACCGAGTGTATGAGCTGTCGGGTACTGACCCCGTTAAGATCGCCATCATGGGCGCAGAACTGATCGTATCGCCGACAAATGCTTAACGCCAACACCAACATTCCGTCAAACAGGGTTCCGTTCTTTGACGAACGAACCGGTTTGATCTCGCGTGAATGGTATCGGTATTTGCTGGCGCTGCTGGAGTCGGACATTGATTACACGCCACCAAACGCTCCGGCACCAGTGCCGCTGAGTGGTTCGCCCTTGGTGTACGGCAACACGACAGAGCGCCCGATTGACATAATGATCAGCGGCGGCGGTGTGCGCAGGGTCGAGTTCCAGCGTGGCACTGGCACCAAGTACAACACGGGTTCGTACTACGGCATGTTTGGTTTGTCACCGGGTGACGCGCTGACCATCACGTATTCGGGCACGCCCACTATCACGGCAATTTCGAGGTGATCATGCAAGTGACCTACGGTAAAGGCTTTGAAGTTGCAAAACCTCAAGTATTGATTGAGGATGTGGAAGCCTTGCAGGCAGAGATGGTGAAATACCCTCAATACGAGCCGCCAACAGAACATGTGTTTCACGGCGGTATGTACTGCCGTCAAGTGTGGCGTCCAGCAGGTTGCTTGATTGTCGGTAAGGTTCACAAGAAAGAACACTTCTACATGATCGTATCGGGCACGGTTAAAGTGACCACAGACGATGGCGTGCAGACCATTACTGGGCCAATGCTGCTGTGCAGCAAACCGGGAACCAAGCGCGCGGTGTACGCCGAAACCGACGCGCTCTGCATGACGTTTCACAGAGTTGAATCAGATACGGTAGAAGACGTAGAATCGGAACTAGTTGAAGACGACCCTAATTCGATGTTTGCCGTCGGCAATAAGGTCAAAAACTTACAAATCGAGGTGAAATCATGAGTTTTGTTGCCGCAGCAATCGTAGGCAGCGCCGCAATAGGTGCGTATTCAGCTAACCGTGCAGGAAAAGCGCAAGCATCCGCCGCAGGCCGCGCTGCCGATCTTCAACAAGAGCAATTCGACCGTCAAGTTGAATTGCAAGCCCCGTGGCGTCAGGCCGGTGAGCGTGCGTTGGGTAAGCTAGAAGCCGCATCGGAGTACACGCCATTTGGTATGGCTCAGTTCCAAGCCGATCCCGGCTACGGATTCCGTTTCGAGCAAGGCCAAAAGGCGTTGGAGCGCAGTGCTGCGGCCCGTGGCGGCTTAATCAGCGGCAACACTGGCGGTGCTTTGCAGCAGTTCGGCCAAGGCATGGCTTCGCAGGAATACCAGAACGCATTCAACCGTTACCAAGCCGAGCGCCAAGCCCGTCTGGGTCCGTTGCAGTCGCTGGCCGGTGTCGGTCAAACTTCGGTCAACGCGCTGGGTCAAGCCGGTCAAAACTACGCAACGGGTATGGGCGAGGCGTTGGGTGCTGGTGCTCAAGCCCGTGCATCGGGCTACATGGGCGCTGCCAACGCCATCGGCGGCGGTATCGGTCAGTACATGGGCTACCAGCAAAACCAAGCCACCAACTCGCTACTACAGCAAGCGTTGGGCCGTGGTGGTTACGGTGGCAGTATTGGGTATGGTTCGGGCTACGCTGGCGAAGGTCCAACTGGTTATGCGCCTTAAAGGAATAAATCATGGCACTCGTTAACCCCAACATCGCTATGGCGTACAGACAGCCTGAAATTCAGGCTCCGAACGCATTGGCGCAGTTTGCCCAGATTCAGCAGATTCAAAGCGGTCGCCAAGCGCAGGAGCTGGCGCAATACCAGCTTGGAGCCGCCCAACGCGCCGAAGCAACTCAAAATGCGTTGGCTAACGCCTACTCTCAGTCGGTTGATCCTGCGACAGGCAAAATCAACTACAACAAGTTGACGGGCCTTTTGGCATCTGGCGGTGGCGGCTCACAAATTCCCGGCATTGAAAAAACCCGTCGAGAGATTGAAACCGCTGAACTTGCTCGCGATAAAACCCGCGCAGAATTGCTGGACACTAGGCTCAAACAAGCCCGTAGCTTTTTGGACACGATTGATCCGGCTGCACCAGACGCGCCCCAACGCTATTTGGCATGGCATGAAGCCAACCATCGCGACCCCATTATTGGGGCCGCGTTGACCGAACGTGGAATTTCCGCAGAACAAGCTCGACAGGGCATCATGGCTGCGATTGAAAAAGGTCCAGCGGCTTTTGCGCAAATGCTAAATCAGTCCAAACTGGGCACTGAAAAGTTCATGGAAATGAACAAACCGACTACGCAGGTCATCGACCAAAGCGGTCAGCGTCAAATTGTGCAAATGCCAGGTTTGGGTGGCACGCCAACTACAGTGGGTACGTTTGCGGATGTGCCCTTGCCCGCTGCTGTGGAACAGCAAAAAATTCGTATTGGCAACGCTACCCGCGCTGTCACAAACGTCCAGTTGCCGCCGCAAGAAAAGGCCGAGCAGGCCGAGCGCGGCAAGATGCTGACGCAGCAATACGACGCCGTTTCCAAACAAGCGTCTGTGGCCGCTAAGACGCTGCCGTCCATCGACGCCAACTTGAACATCTTGAACAAAGGGTTTGAGACTGGTTTTGGCACTGAAACCAAAGCCGCAGGCGCTAAAGTGCTGGCTGCATTGGGTGTGGATAGTGCAGAAAAGTTTGCCACCAACGCCCAAGTCTTTCAGGCGAAAGCCACAGAGGCTGTGCTGCAAAAGCAGTTGGAGCAAAAAGGCCCGCAAACCGAATCGGACGCGCAGCGTATCGACGCGATCGGCTCGCAGCTTGGCAAGACGCCGCAAGCCAACAAGTTCTTGCTCACCACTGCCAAAGAGCAGCTGCGCCGCGACATGGAGCAGCGCAACTTCTATGACAACTGGTGGAAAAACAACAAGACCTACGACGGCGCGGAAAGCGCTTGGTTCTCCGGTGAAGGTGCTAAATCGTTGTTTGACCGTCCAGCACTCAAGCAGTACGTAGCACCGGCAGCTACTGCCGCGCAGATTCCTACTGCGGCTACACCCACCCTTGCAGCGGCTCCAGCAGCTGCCGTCCCGCAAGCGGCTATTGATGCGCTTAAAGCTGGCCGAGGCACGGATGCGCAGTTCGACGCCATCTTTGGGCCTGGTGCGGCAAAACGTGCTCGAGGAGGCAAGTAAATGGCCGCTAATCCTTTTGCTGAGTTCGCCGCTACGCCCGCGCCCGCAGTAAATCCGTTTGCGGAATTTACGGCCCCGCCAGTTCAGACCGGAATACCTGGCCCTCGTCAAGCACCAGGCTTTCTGACGCAGCTTGGCCGCAGCGCAGCCTCGCTGGCTGACGTTACAGTCGGCGGCGTGCTGCCTGCGGTCGTACAGCAAGTGGGTTACCCGTTGGCTCGTATGGGCCGCACACCACAAGAAGCGCAGGCGGCTACTGCGCGGTTGGTTAGCGCGGTCGAATCGCCAGTGGGCAAAGCCTTTGGCGTTACCGACACGCCCGAATACCAGCAAGAGGCTGGCCGTCAGTTAATGGACTTCATCGGCCAGAACTTTCAAAAAGGTGCCAAGTGGATCGCTGAGAAGACCGGCGTTCCCCAGTCGGACGTTGAGAACATGTTGGGCACAGCGACCGTGGCCGCGCCTAAAGCTGTTACACCTGTTGCCCGCGCTGTTCGGGATGTGGCTGCGCCGCAGATCGAGAAAGCCGTCATCGGCGCAAAGATGCCGTTTGAGCCACGCGCTCAAGCCAAGCGCGAGCGCCTATCGCAAGAAGACTACGCCCGTGGCCCACAGATTGACGCTGCTGCTGAAGCGCAGCGTTTGGGCATTGTGCTGAACCCAACAGATATTCAGCCTACGGTCGGGCCAAAGCTAACAGCAATGGTTGCCGGTCCTCGCGCACCAGAAGCGTTGGCAGGCGCCAACAAGAACCAAGTGCGTAAAGTGGCACTGGGCGACATGGACCTGCCCGCCACAACGCAACTCAACAGCCGAAAAGCCTTCGACCAAGCTCGCACCCAAGTGGCCGCGCCTTACGAAGAAGTCAAGAAGTTGCCCATCCAGCAGGCTGACGACGCTATGGTCCAACGGCTGGAAGCACTTCGTACAGACTTGGACGTCATCGGTGCCAAAGAGTACGCACCAGCCATCAGCAAAATCGTTGATGATGCGATTGCGAAGACGCAGACTGGCCTGACCGGCGAGCAGTTGCTCAAGAACATCAGCGTGCTGCGCGAGCGGGCACGCAAGACGTACAACAACAAAGCTGCGACGACAGAGGCGTTGGACATCGCCGACACCAACCTTAGAGTGGCGACCGAGCTGGAGTCGATGATCGACAACAGCATCTCTAACCCCAAGTTGTTGGGCCAGTTCCGCGACGCCCGCCAGAAGATGGCGCGCACGTACGCGTACGAGGGCGCGACCGACTTGAACACCGGCATGGTGGATGTGGGCAAGCTCGCACGCATCACGGCCAAAGACAACAACCTGACAGGTGACATTGCCTCGCTTGGCCGGATCGCAGGTAACTTTCCTGATGTGTTCAGCGCCCAACCTACACCTGGCTTTCTTACCGCGCCTCGCTTGAGCCGTTCCGGCGCTGGCGGTGCGGCAGGCGCGTTGATCGGCTCGCAGTTTGGCCTGACCGGCTCCATCTTGGGCGGTGTGCTGGGCGGCGCGGCTGGCGAGACAGCAAGCGCTTTGGCCGCTCGTCGGTTGGCGTCGCCTGACTACCAGGCTGGCTTGACGCTGCGCGACGCCCGCATCCCGGTCAACCAGTTGGCCGCATCAATGCAACCTCAAACTACCGCAGCCGTAACGGCATCGGCAGCTGAATTAGGGCAGCAATTAAATTCCGCGCAGATAAAAATTGCCCAACTTGAAGGTGAGCTGCGGCGCACAGGCGACGCTGCGGAGCGTCAGTTTATTACGGCGCAAATTAACCGGCTACAACAGTTTGCAGGTCAGATTGAGCAAAACCTGCAAAACGCAGCAAGCCCGCAAAACTTTACTGTTGTTCCTCCTGCCGCGCCTGCCGCCGTAACGCCAGTAGCACCAGCCAATAGGATGTTGCCAGCACCAAGTGCCGAAGGCACGATCAACATGCTGCGCACTGAAGACGCTCGACGTGCTCAGATGTCGCGCACGCTGGGCCAGCAGGCCGAGCAGCAAGCTGCTGCGGCCGAGGCGGCTGCACGTCAGACCACTCGCGGCGGTCAAGCGTTTGACCTGGACCCTGTGACAGGTAAGTTGGTGCCTGTTGATACAACGCTGCGCGGCGCTACGCCTGACATTCAGATCATCGAAAGCACTGGTAAGAGTTTGTCGGGCGCGGCTGACATCCTGTCGTCTGGCAGGTCGCCTGCCCTGATGAGCGCTGAACAACGGATTGCGTGGGAAAAGACAAAAGTCAATTTGGCCGATATTGTTCCAGGCATGAAAACGTTGTCGGATAAAGCCCTTGCCACTAAGTTAATGGACCGCGTATGGTTGCAAGAAACCATTGATAAGGTTAAGCAAAAAGCCCAAATGCAAGCGGATATTGCCGCTCGTTCGGATAACTTGCGCTTGCGCCAAGACGCTATGATTGCTCGTGAAAAGCTGCAAGGCGAATTGGAGATGCTGGAAGAACAATTTCGCAAAGCCCGCCCGGTCAAGACCGGCGGTCAAGGCCCAAAAACCCGCGCATTTCAGCGTAATATGCTCACGCCCGAGCAAGAAATCCAAAACGCTCTTGCTAAGTAACCAGGAACACCACCATGCCCACTACGCTCATTCCCAGTCCAGTAATGCAGTTTTTCGACGCCAACGGTAACCCGTTGGTGGGCGGCAAGCTGTTCACCTACGCTGCTGGCACGACCACCCCACAGGCCACGTACACCGACTACAACGGCGGTACGGCCAACACCAACCCCGTCATCTTGAACAGCCGGGGCGAGGCAGCAGTGTGGTGCGGCGACAGTCGCTACTTCATGGTGCTCAAGGACTCCGACGATGTGGAGATTTGGACATCGGATAACGTCAACGGCCCCAACGGTCCTACGCTGGCCGTACTGGCTGCGTCAAACGGCGCTACGCTGGTTGGCTACACCCCCGGCGATACCGGCGTGGCAACCACTGTCAACGCCCGTCTGCAACAGATCGACGGCACATCACCCACTGCCGCCGCGCTGGACGGTAACACCAAGGCACCGATCAACACGCTGCGTGACGCCTCGGCTGTCTCGGGCGGCACTGTCGGCTACGTCAACCCCAACATCTGGGCACGCACGATCACCGGCGCAACCGAGACATCGTTCGAGTGGACCATCATTGGCATCGTGGACAACTACTCTGCTGCTGGCGAGAACGTGGGCGTCTACGGCCAAGGCAACAAGCGCAGCACCGGCCCGACATGGGGCATCGTGTCTGAGGCGCGTGACTACACCCAGACAGCCAACCCCACGGCTGGTCTGATCGGTATCGAAGCAGGCATCTTTGCCAACGGCACAGACACTGGCTTGAACCGTGTCGGTGTGGACATCTCCGTGGGCAAGGGCGTGTCGGGCGGCACGATCAACACCACCTCTTACGGCCTGCGAATCGCGCCTACCAACATCGACCTGACACAAGGCCAGTTGACCAACGGCATCACGCTGCAAGGCAACATGACCGTGGGCGTTCAGGTGTCCAGCTCTGGCACATGGGGCGCTCAGTTCAACGGCACCTACGGCGTTGGTATTGATCTAAGCAACGCTACCAACAGCACATCTGCCATCCGAATCAAAGATGGCGAGAACATGGCGTTTGACGGATCGTCTGCGTACCGTCTGCGTCACTCCACTTCTGGGTCTATTGGTTTGACCTACTCTGTCAGCGGTGCAGACAAGGTTGTGCTCACGGACACAGGCTCAATTATTTTGGCCGAAACAGTCGTGTGGACCAGTGCTTACGCATCATCGTCGGCAACTGCTGGTGCCAATGGTGCGCCCCCTGCACAAGTGGCTGGTTACTTGCGAGTCAACATCAACGGCGTTGACGTCAAACTCCCTTACTACGGCGTATGATCACCCTCACTTTGACCCCTCAAGAACTGGCTGTCATCAACCGGGCGCTCATGCTTGCACCTTACGGTGAGGTAGCCCCGGTCATTCAGTCAATCAACCAGCAATTGCAGAAAGCCCCAGATGAGCACGATCGACGTGACTGAAGCCCGACTGTCAACCCATGAGGAAATCTGCGCCTTGCGGTATGACCAGATCAACGCACGCCTCAAGCGCATCGAAGCCATCTTGATGAAGACCGCAGGTCTGATGATCGTGGCGATGGGTGGGACAATCTTTGCAGCGATCTGGGTGGTCAAATGAGAGACTGGGCTGGTGCATTTATTGCAGCAGCCCTTCTTGTTGGGCTGATTGTCTGGTGCATCAAAATTTTTGTTGAGGTGGCATATGGTTGACCTTACCAAAGCCATTGGGGCTGTTGCCGCCAGTGTTGCTGCGTTGGGAGGCAGTTACACGCTTGCCGACAAGTTCGGTTTGTTTGACAAAGCCATCATTGAATGGTCGCCAGAGAATTTTAAGATTGTGGCAGAGGATGGACAGCCCATCACCGTCACGGTTGCGCGGATCAAGAAGCGCGACGACTGCTCTGTTGAGAGTTTTACCCCAAGCATTCGTGATGCGGCTGGTATGGTGCATGAAGCCACCACCACCGCAAGCAAGTTTAGCGGCCCAGCAGGGCCGGAAATTGACACGTTTACATACCAACTCACAATGGTAAGAAAAGAAAAAATCGCCAGCGGAAAAGCAACGCTGCTGGCAACCATCAAATACAAATGTCCCGAAGGGGAGCGCGTTGTGCAGTATCCCCGCCACACCAACCTAAGTTTTGATCTAAAGGGGTAATTGATGTTCCCATTGACAGCACTGCTTGAGGTGGGCGGCAAGCTCATCGACAAGCTCATTCCTGACCCAGAAGCCAAGGCCAAAGCGCAACTGGACCTTGCCAAGATGGCGCAAGACGGTGAACTAGCCCGCATGGCAAACGACACCAAGTTGTTTGAGATTGAGCAAACGTCTATTACAGACCGGTGGCGGGCCGACATGGGGTCTGACTCTTGGCTGTCCAAGAACATTCGCCCTATGGCCCTCATAGCCATCTTCGTAGCCTACTTCGTGTTCACCATGATGTCTGCCTACGGGTACAACGCCCAAGAATCTTACGTGCAACTGCTAGGTCAGTGGGGTCAGATTATTTTCTTGGCCTACTTCGGTGGCCGTACAGTTGAGAAGTTGGCGGACATGAAGGGTAAGAAATGAGAGAGAACTTTGCAGAGGCGCTTCAGCACGTTTTGAAGCACGAGGGTGGTTTTGTGAACCATCCGTCTGACCCAGGTGGCATGACCAACCTCGGCTGCACCAAGGCAGTCTGGGAGGAGCACTGCGGCCACGAGGTGGACGAGAAGGCCATGCGTGCGCTGACCCCCGCTGACGTTGCGCCGCTGTACAAGCGCAAGTACTGGGACAAGGTGCAAGGCGATGAACTGCCCTCTGGCGTGGATTATGCTGTGTTCGACGCTGCCATCAACTCAGGTCCGGGCCGCGCTGTTAAGTGGCTGCAAGCGTGCGTGGGTGCAGAGCCTGACGGCGCAATCGGCCCCAAGACGCTGGCGGCTGTGCGGGCCGCTGACGCCAAGGAGCTGATCGACGACTACAGCAAGCGCCGCCTGTCGTTCCTGATGGACCTCAAGCACTGGCCTACTTTTGGGAAGGGCTGGGGGCGGCGCGTAGCTGATGTCGCCGAGTCTGCGAAGAAGTTCTGACGATCCAGCAACTGGCGCAGTACCAGCGAGTTGGACTGATATGGATGCCGCCCTCGGGCGGCTTCTTAGTTTCGCACTTGTCGCACAGCTTCAATGGGTGGCTTGTCATACTTCACGATTGTTTCGATTGTGGTGAACCTGTGCATGTTGCCACAGACGTATCTGCGGCGGGTTGTGTTGTCCATGCGCTTGCGTGTTTCCAGTACGTCTGAATATGCCTTGCATAGCGGGCACTTCATACCGTCTTCCTTATTTCCCTGATCTTGTCTCTGGTCATCGCCATGTTGAACACGCTGTTCATCCGGTACATCTTGTTCTTGCTTTGCTCATGCCTGCGTCTGTTGGCGGTGATGTTGGGCTTGGGCTTCTTTTTGTCCGGCTTGTCACCGATCATGAATATCGCGCGAGGGTAGCGCCTTGCGTCATCATGCTCATATGCCCAGTCGGCCACGTACAGGCGCTTGAGTCCATCCTTGGTGCGTTTGCTCATGCGGTTGAGCACAGCGTGAGCGTCATACCTGCCGATGTCGGCGTAGTCTGCAAACTCCTGCGCCGTGATCTTTCCGAACTCATGCAGCGCCTCCCATGCTTTGGTTACCAGAACTCCCTTGTTGGTCGTTGTCACTTAATGATCCTCATGAACGCACCACATCGGGCGCACTTGTAAAGCGGCTGGCCGGGGACAGCCTCCCATTGGTGTTGGCAGTCGGTCATACGCAACTCCTTATGGTTAGCAGCGTCAGCATGAAGGCGATGAATGCCAGCGCCACCCAGATAAGTTGTCCGTCAGCGGGTTTAAGCGGCTCTGGCTCCATCTGAATGCCAAGTTCCCGTTCGTTCTTTGCCATCTTGTCGAGGGGGTTGCTCATGTGTTCTTCTCCTTGATTGCATAGTCGTGAAATATCGCCCCCTTGCTTGCGTCACCAACCTTGCAGGACTTGACCCAGACGTTCTTGCCTGTTTTTAGCCTTCTCAGGTGGCCTCTGCGCTCATGCAGTCGGGGTGATGCGTGTGTTCCCCCTTTGGACTCTTGGCGGGGCTTAGATGGCTCAATCCACACCGTTGTCCAGTCGTAGGTTGGCAACTTGCCTTGCTGTACTTTGCGGCGGTTGGTGAAGCTGTCCCGCATAGATGGGATGTAAGCCTCAATACGCTGATTCATGGCGCTGTACCAGACACCAATCTGCGCCAGCATGATCTCTGCCAATTCCTTGTCTATCGGCTCATCATCACTGACTGCTCCGTAACGGATGTTGTCATCCTCGATGAAGTAGAACATCGCAGGGATGGGGCGCAGCCTTGTGCCGCTTGGCCCCTTCCACATTGACACCGTGATTCCCTCGTTTGGGTCAGTCCCAGCCACCAGCATAAGAACCTCATAGCTCGGGTGGCTGCGAGTCTTTCCTTTCCAAGTGACAAAACATTTGTCAAATGGTGGGCGATGCGTCATCACAGGCTCAAGGTTGGCGTGTTGATGCTCCGAGAACGCCCCGGTCAGATCAAACCATTTGATGTCCAAAATGTCTACACCAGCATCGGCCATCAACTTCATAGAATCACGAACCAGTTGTGTGGTCATGTGTTCTTCTCCTTGAGTTTGGCTTCGATGGCTCGGGCAAAATCATCTTCGTGGTAGTACGGACTTGACTCTGCCCATATGTCAGTGATTTCTTCATCCGTCAGCCCAACCCATGTGCGCTGTGCAAACATGGCCTCAACCTTTGCTGTTTGGTCTCGCTCACAGTACAAACAAACAGTGTGGTCTTTGTCGATGGCGACACTTGCCACCACCATGTCATCGCCCCATTGTGTTTTAACAGGGGCTTGTTGCCACTTCAGCGCCACAGGCTCCTGCTGTGCTGGCTGCTCTGCCAGTGCTTCTCGCAGGGCGGTGATGGCTTGCAATTGTTTTTGTTGCGGATACATAGATGTTTCCAACGCCTCCAGCGCCAGCTTCATTGCTTCGCGGCTCATGCGTTCTCCTCGGTGGCTTTGTGCAGATAGGCCGTCAAGCGCTTGATCTGCGCCTCGCGGTACTTGCACATCGAGTCGGCGTACTCACGGGCTGTCAGGGCTTTGAGCAACTCGCGCTTGCTGTCCTCAAGCTCCCGAAACGCCATAGCCTCGGGACTCGGGGTGCCATATATAGTCTTTAACCAGTTGTACAGTTCACGGATCATTTGGTTGCCTCCTTCAGCAGGGTGATGCGCTCACGAGCGACGCGCAGGGTGTTGTAACGCTGGTGCAGGCGCTCGATCACCTTCACTCGTTTGGCGCCAGCCATCTCCGAGTCGAGCAGCGCCTTGACGTCTGTCTCTGGCAGCGAGGCCAGCACTTCATTCAGTTTTCGCCAGGTATAGTTCAATTTTTTTCTCCAGTTGTTCAATCAGTTTGATGGTGCGATCGTGCGTGCGCTGCGCCGCGTTCAGCTGCCGCGTCTTGTGCCGCAGCTCAGACTTGGCCGCTCGCAGTTTGGCCTTCCATTGGTCGATGCGTTTCATTTCAAAGCCTCCATTGCAATATCAGACACGCTGCGCTTGTCGTGTAGCGCAGCCCATATTTTTGCGTCCACCGTCTTGTCGGTCAGCATCACGTAGCACCACACGGGGCGCTGCTGTCCAGACCGATGCAGCCGTCCCACGGTCTGTTCGTACAGCTCGAGACTCCAAGGCAGGGACAGAAATACCATGTGGTGCCCGCCGTGCTGTAAGTTAAGGCCGTGGCCTGCGGACATTGGGTGCACGGCAAGAATTCGTACGGCACCTGCATTCCATCGAGCAATTGCGTCATGGTCCTCAAGCGTTGTGACCTTGAAGCGTCGCTTGAGTTCGGCAAGCTCTTCTTTGTACTGGTAGACGATGATGGTGTTGGCGTGTTGGTTTTCATCCAGCAGCTCCTCAAGACGGTCAAACTTGTGCGGCGACACCCAGACTGGGCCTTCGTCGGTGTAGACAAACCCACCGGCCATCTGCTGCAACTTCTGCGTGACAACAGCCGCGTTGATCGCCACCACGTTGGGAAACTCCAGCACGAAGTCCTTCTTCAGTTGGTTGTACTGCGTCAGGTCCATGCTGCACGCCAGCTCCACGGTGTGGCAGGGCGGCAGCTTGTCCTTGTACTCACCAGGCTCCAGCACGAACGTGGCGGGCTTGATGCGGTCCATGACCTGCTCGAGCGCCTTCGGGCGGGGTGCCCACTCGCCAAAGTCCTTGTTGACCAGCGTGAAGTACTGCTGCTGGAACGCGCCCTTGCTGCGGCCGAGCAGCGACTGGTCCACGATCTTGCACTGGCCGAACACGTCCTCCAGCCCGTTGCTGGTGAACGAGCCGGTCAGGCCCCAGCGCACTGGGCAGTCGAGGACTTTGTTGAGCGCCTTAAAGCGTGCGCCGGATGGGTTCTTGAGCTTGGTCAGCTCGTCGAACACCACGCCGTCGAACTCAAACTTCTGGTCGGCCAGCCATTGGATGTTGTCGTAATTGGTCACCACCACCTGCGCCTTGGACTGGAGCGCCGCCAGGCGCTGCTTGGGCGTGCCCACGGCCACGGCCACCGACAGGTGCGGTGCCCACTTGGGTTGCTCGACCGGCCACACGTCCGTGCAGACGCGCTTGGGGGCCAGCACCAGCCAACGCTTGACGTGCTGGTCGCGCCACATCTCCCACATGGCCGTGAGCGTGATGGCTGTCTTGCCAGCACCCACCGGGGCCAAGATCATGGCGCGGTCGTGCTCGTACAGGAAGTCAGCCGCCTGCTCTTGGTAGTCACGTAGTTTCATGCAACTCAATCAGCAGCTCAAGGTAATGGATCGCCTTGCGCAGGTCAGCGACGCCGTTCTTGTCGCGCCAGCGGGTGACGTACTTCACGACGTTGCCCTCGCAAAAGCCCAGCTCGTTGGCGTGGATATAGATGATCGGCTGGATGCCTTTGTCCTTGTAATGGCTGCCGCCGACTTGCTTGGTGAGCGCACCAAAAGCCTCATCCTCTTCCATAGTGACTGGTAATGAACTCATCAATCTGCTCCTTGTTCCATAAACACACATACCTTTGCTTCATCCGCGCCATGTCATCGGCGAAGACTTTCTGCAAGGGTGACAATCTGCCGCCTTCGGTCTTGACCTCCACGAACCATGTGTCGCCGTTGGGCAGGCACACGATTCGGTCGGCCACGCCTTTGTGCGCAGGGCTGGTGAACTTGTACGCTACGCCGCCCAGCTCTTTGACGCGCTTGACGAGGTAGGCTTCGACTTGTTTCTCAAGCACAGTTTCTCTCCCACCGTATACGGGCAACGCCTGCCGAGCCAATGTCACCCCTGGCACGCGAAGGTGCGTCCCAGCCTGCGCGGGGCGCTAACGTCTGCGTTGGCGTCCACCCCGCGCCGCGCAAAGAAGCGCCGGACTCATCGTGTTGCGTATACGTCACGCACTTTGCGTAGCCAAGTGCTATTGCTGCGCGGACAATTGCGCCGTAAAGCATTGAGTTGGCGTTGCGCGTGCCGTCTGTGCAAGTACGAGTAACTTCTAGCGTCATACCATCATCGAGCATTCGGGCCACTGGCCGCCCGGCTACCGCAACGCCGACCAATCGTTCGCCATCAAACAGGCCCACGCTAAATTTGTGCCCAACTGGCGGTTTGTTATGCCGATGATGTTCTCGGACAAACGCTTGCGCGGTTTTAAGGGACACGGGTTTAATTCGCACGATGGGCAAACTCATCTGCGGTCACAAGACCGTTAGGCTCCAGTTCGACCATGATTGTTTTCTCATAGCTGACGATGCTCACGCAGCTAGGGTCATGGCCGCGCTGCAAGCAATACTCGCGCAGGGCTTCTTGCAATTCAGCAAGTGTAATTTCGATGGTTTGTATTTTCATAGCCGCGATAATACATGAAAAAAAGATTTGCACAATAAATTTTTTGTGTGATACACTGAACGCCTCATCAACTAAAGGACAGTAAAATGGAATATCACATCCCTGCTGCTGCTGATAACACCAGCATCAACCTCAGCCGATATGAAGGCGGCGTCTGGATCAGCGTCATGCGCCACTGCGCTTACGCGTCTACCCACCTCACCAAAGAGCAGGCCGAGCAATTGCGCGACGCCCTCATCGCTTTGACAACGGAGGTCAAATAATGCAGCACAGTAATATCGTGGGCGGCTCGACCGCCAAGCGTGTCATCTGCTGCCCTGGTAGCGTGGCGCTCGTCAACAAGATGCCCAAGCAGCCATCCAGCGAGCACGCCGACCGTGGCACGCTGCTGCACAACGCCATCAGCGAAATCCTTGATGGCCGACCTGACGTGCTCGGCTCAGTCTACGAGGGCCAAGTGCTCACGCAAGAGCTGTTCGACGAGAAGATCGTCCCTGCGCTTGCAGCTCTGGACGAGATCGACCCCACCCAGAACATGGTGTACGAGGTCGAGACTCGCGTTGGTTTTGGCGATCTGCTGCCTGGCGTGTTCGGCTCGACCGACCTTGTGGGCCGTATCGGCACCCGCGCCGTCGTGCTGGATTGGAAGTTTGGCGACGGTGTTGTGGTTGACGCGGTAGAGAACCCGCAGCTCATGTTCTACGCTGCCGCCAGTATGCGTACCGAAGCAGCGCAGTGGGCGTTCGAGGGCGCAACAGAGGTCGAGTGCATCATCGTGCAGCCACCCATGATCAAGCGCTGGGTGACCACCAAGGAGCGCATCAAGCAGTTCGAGCAAGAGCTGGTGCAGGCCGTCAAGGCCGCGCAGCAACCCGACGCCAAGCTGGCCGTGGGTGACCACTGCCGCTGGTGCACCGGCAAACCGATCTGCCCCAAGATGACCGGCGCTGTGGATCGCGCCCTGCAAGTGCAACTCAAAGAAATAGATGTTGACACGCTGGGCAGATACCTGAAGAATGCAGACCTCTTGGAAGACTGGATCAAAGACCTGCGTGGTCTGGCGCTCCAGTTGCTTGAGAAGGATTTGCCAGTGCCCGGCTACAAGCTGGTGCAAAAGCAAGCAAGACGTCAGTGGGTCGATGAGGCTACGGCTATCGCTAAATTGGGCGGAACCATAGTGATGTATGAGCCCTTAAAAACTATTTCACCAGCAGCCGCAGAAAAGCTGCTGAAAAAGCGCAAGATGGCACTGCCCGACGATCTCGTCGTGTCGGTGTCGTCAGGCACAACATTGGCAAGCGAGGATGATCCCCGCCCAGCAGTGTTGCAAATCGGGCAGCAACTTTCTGCTGCTCTTTCTAAACTTCAGTAAAGGACAGTCATGTCAAATCTCGCAACTTTCTCTTCGGCAAATCTGCCAGCAGTCTCCACCCTCTCCACCGCTTTGCGTGCGCTTGAACAAGGCGCAGGCACAGCAGGCGTCGTCATCCTGAAAATGGACAAGACAGGCCACTGGGTGTTTGGTGCTGACCAGACTGAAGTCGAAGATGACTCAACCTGGGCCATCAACCCTTTCTCGTTCGTCCACGGCTACATCGCTTGGGGTGACGGTGAGGTGCTTGGTGAGAAGATGACCGGCGTGCAGCACCCGCTGCCAGAACTTGACGCAGCGCCTCCCGGCGCTAAGCGTGGCTGGGAGACTCAGATCGGCATGTCTTTGAAGTGCCTCAACGGTGAGGACAAGGACATGGAAGCACGCTTTACCACCACATCCGTGGGCGGTAAGAAGGCCGTGCAGGCATTGGGCGTTGCCATCGCCACGCAAGTGGAGAAGGACCAGACCAAGCCTGTGGCGATCGTGCGTCTGAAGAAGGACCACTACGTGCACAAGTCCTACGGTCGCATCTACACTCCGGTGTTTGAGATCGTTGAGTGGGCCAGCATGGACGGCGCTGCTGAAGCGCCAGAAGCCGCCGCTGAAGAGCCAGCACCCGCTGGTCGTCGTCGTCGCGCAGCCTAAGTGAGACAGGGGCTGGCCTTCGGGCTGGCCCCACCTTTTATGACCAAACTCTGGCTTGACTTCGAGACACGCAGCCGCTGCGATCTCAAGGCAAAAGGTGTCTACAACTACGCGCAGGACGCCAGTACCGAAGTGCTGTGCATGTCCTACGCTTTCGACGACGGTGAAGTTGTCACATGGTTGCCGGGGCAGCCATTCCCCACCGCTGTGCGTGAGCACACCGGCCTGATCTACGCACACAACGCCGCTTTCGAGCGGCTCATTTTCTGGTACGTGCTCCAGATCAATTTCAAGCTCGAGCAGTTCGTGTGCACCGCAGCGCAGGCCCGCTCCAACTGCGCGCCTGGCTCGCTCGAGGACGTGGGCC